TAACTCCTGTTCCTGAAGTTGCAGCAGCTGTCAATGTTACAGCGCTTCCATCATAACCTACAACACCATTTGTATTAGGAAATAGATATGGACCATCTGAAATAGTTACATCTGTTATAGTCCAAGTTGTGTGTGCTGTCCTTGTTAGTTTTCTAGGTGCATGATCTGGATGAACTATATATAATACGTCTGCAGATTGTACATACTGTAAATCATCTAACTGAGCTGCAGTATAAGAAGTAGATACTTCATAAGGAGTAGATCCTGATGAATATATTTGACCTTCATCTTTAAAAAATCTTATATAGTTGTGTCCAAATTCTATAATGTAAGCTTGAGTTTTAGAAAACACAAATGGAATTAATCTAGCTCCTGAATTAGAACCTGTCTGAGTTTTTATTGCTGCAATATATCTAGTGCCTGATCTTTTTTGAACACCACCATAAGTTTGTACAGTAAAATTATGTATTGTTGAAGCAGAGTTATAATACTTTTCAATATCAAATCGTCCTTCTAATCTAGGACTAAACTCTCCTGCTGTAAAGTTGGTAAGCGTTGGTGTTGACTTGGCCATTATTCATTATCTCTTTTTTGCTGTCTTTGCAGATCTTTTAAAATCTTTGTCTGATGGGGAACCTTTAGAACCTTTTTTCCTCATTGATTCACCACTACCGGCTTTTATTCTTTTACGCTTTGCGTGTATATTTGCATATAAACCTCTTTTAGCCATAAAATCTCCTTACGTAGTATATTTATTAAATCTATAATTACTTAATCCAGAACCGGCTGTTCTTGATTCTAGCCAAAAATCTGCATCTATTCCTTCGGGACTTCCCTCTTGAGCATCTGCACTTCTTGCTGTTCTAAGTTTTTCAGAATATAGACTATTCATAGCATTTAAAGTTTCTAGATCCTGTAGTAAAGGCATAGTTAGATTTACTGCTAGTTTTGCAGCAAGAGTTTCTACTAATAATGAGTCATATGTTGCAACTGCTTCATTTCTAAACACATATGTGCATTTAAAAGTACTTGTCTCAGTAACTAATTTATCAGACTCAATTTTATACTCTAGACTATCATCTTCAGGTCTTACTATTCTTAGCCAGTCTCCTGGTAATTGAAATTCATAACTAAAATAATATGCTGGAGTATTATCGGTTAAAGATAATGCTGCACGCTTTATACAACTATTCCATGGATGCATTCTAAATAATGTGTCTCTTGTATCATCATATAGCTCATTTGCAAATCTTGCAGGCTTTGTATCTTCAGTCAATGAAGTAATAAACTCTGCTCCTAGAAGTCCAAGTGCTCTATTTACTATGTCAATTTTTGTAGTAGCCATAATTTATTATACCATAAAAAAAGAATGAAGGTAGCCGCAAAAGCAACTACCTTATCCCTTGTGATTAATCTACAACGTATTGTATATAACCAGCTATGTCGTCTCCATCCGCTAATGCACCGATAGCTTTAGCTGCGATTACCACACCGTCTCTACTTGTGAAGGTAAAAGTACCTCCAGCAGCTTTAACAGTAGCTAATGCGCCAGACATTGCAAAGTAACCTGCAGTGTCTACGTCTAAACCATCGACCAGTCCATCTGGGTCTGCCGCTACGGCATCTCCAGCAGCATCGGTATAAGCTTCCCATCCTAAATCTAATGTTTGAGAACTGGCAGTCCAGTTAACATACATCACTGAAGAATGGAGCAGAACTTTAACAGTACCCGCAGGTAATCTGATAAGACTTACAGTCGAACCAGCGTCACCAACACCACTTTGATCATGAACAAAAGAGGCGACTCTTATTCTTCCATGATATGAAGTAGTAGGGTTTAAAGTTACAGGGGACGCAGTCTGATTAGTATACTCTGTAGTTTTTTGAGTTGTTACAGCCATATTATCCTCCTGTTATTCCGCACACTTAATTTCCAACACTTTTCCTTCTTCCATACGAGTTGCCCCGAAAGAAGCTGAACAGTACACTTGGGTAGAATTTCTCTTATCACGTCTAGGACCGATATCAACATTGATATCCGAACCTACAGCCATAAGAAGACCTGATCTACAGTAAGCAATTACTCGTCTGTGACTAGATGAATCTGTTGCTACTCTTTCAGTTCTAATAAATTGGAAACCCATAAATGTGTTAATTTCACCTTGTACTAATGCTTTGATTGAGTTAAAATCTGAGCTAGTAACTTCGGTAGTTTGTAACAAGTCATTTATTTGTTTAGAAGTAACAATAATAAATCTTGGATCTGACGGGTCTGTCTCGCTAGAGTCCAATAATCTTTTTGCTTCTCTAAGTTTTCCAATAGTTAGGCCTGAATTTGCAGCCGAACCTGATTCAACGTAGTTTACAGCGATAACACTTCCTGAGTCGTGAGCCACTGAAGTTGATCCAGTCTTGCCTGAATAAGCAGTACCAAATGCAGCTTCAATAACAATGTCATCCATTTTACGTCCAAGTGCCCATGCGGCGTTTTGAGCATAAGGAGATGTTGGGTCAATTAAAAGTCTGATTCTATCAGTTCTATCAATCATGTCTGCCCAATCAAAATCCCTCAACGAGACTTGACGTCTGTCATGAGGAGTAGAGATTAAAGGTGTGTCTGAGTGTCTAGAAGTAACTTCTATTGCGTCAACAGATCCTATACGATCATAGTATTCAAATTCGCTATTTTGTGATTCAACACGTACAAAGTTACGTAGTCTAGATCCTTTTTGTTGTAAAAGATGTTCAACGTTTGCTCTATACTGGTTGACAAAAGCGGTAGTAATATTTACTGACATACTATGTGCCTCCGTGTTAGTCGTTTAACTTTTCGTAAATGCTACCCAAAAGGACATTTTCTTGCTTGTTTACGTCTGTGCCATTATCGACGAATGGACCTAAAAGGCTACCCATTACGTCGATAATACACTTATTTAAAACATTCGTACAATATTTATTTAGCTTGATGGAACGGGTGTTTCATCAGGATATGCTAATTGAAATAAAGCATTCATCTTTTGAACAGCTTCACTATGTCCTTGATTTTCAGAATCTTGATAAGCTTTCATAAATTCTGGATCGCGGTTAAATCTAGCTATCTCTTGCCTTGCTTGGTCTGGTGTCATAATAAAGCTCCTGTCTGCTCCTGTATCTGGTTTACCTTCTGCTAGTCCTTCTCCAACTTTAGCAAACAGCTTGACAAACATAGGGTTGTTTCCCATACCTGTACTGTCTAGCCAATCCTTAAGTTCAGGTCCACCGTATGTTTCAACTGCTCTTGAAGCTAGATCTATTTTTTCAGAATATGCTTTACCAAAATCTTTTTTAATAGAGTCTACCCATTCAGCATGTTGAAGCTGACTGCCTTCAGAACTAGTTGCTGCTTGATTATTAAGGTACTCATGATAGCCATCATATATTTGTTTAGCTTGCTCTGGATTTAAACCAGCAGCATGTGCTATACCTTTATACGCATCTTCAAAACCTTGGTCATATGTAACGCCCTCTGGTAATGTAGGTTTATCAAAAGTATACTCTTTTGAATCTGCAGGTCTGCCTAAAGAGTTATAAAAATCATTCATCTCAGCTTCAGTTGCTTCTTTACCTGGTAGTGCTATCTTATCTTTACCAATTAACTTTTGCCCATTAATATAACTTTTAGCCATACTGTTAACATCATTTATATCTGCTAATGACGGGTCAGATCGTATTTCTTCAGGTAGAGAATCTTTCCAGCTTACTGCATCACTTGTTGGTGCTGCCGACTCTGCTGGTGCTGATTCTGAGCTACCCGACGTAAGTACGGACCCAGCTTGTGCTTCTTCACTCATTTATAGCCTCCATGTTTAACATATTTTTAAAGTGCTCAGGTTTCTTTTCAAGGAACTTGAGTATTGAAATTACGATCCTTCTCATACCTTCACGGTGAGCTGTCTCGTAAGGGTCGCCTGGGACATGTGTAGTGTCCAAAACGTAACCTGTTTTACAAAGGTGTTGTAATACAATCTCACCTTCTTTTGAATCAAACACTGATTTATAGTGCTCATTAAGCTTTTGTAAACCTACTGGCTTTGCCATCTTTATACCTCTCTATTTGATTTCTGCGCGTCTGCTACATTCTTAACAGCAGTACTTTCTTTTTGCGCTTGTTCAGCCTCCATCATAGCTTGTTGTTGCTCTTGTCTTGCTTGTCTTACTTCTTCTACTTTCTCTTTAGAAGCTAGTATAGCAGCTGGCGCATCTAGTAAATGATGAAAATATCTAAACGTTTCATCAGCGTCCATGTTATCTAATAAATCAGGTTTAGCTTGAAATAAGGGTACCATGCTTTCAAACAATCTATTTATTGATAGTAGCTGCCCTGATTTTTGAGCTCTTGCCATAGGAGAAGTATATTCAATTTTCATGTCCATACCTTCAAGAACCGCAGGCGCCTCAGGGATAGCTCCTTGCTTAACCATTATACCAAATACTCTTTCGATCATTGGGCCAAGTAACTCTACTTGTAGTCTTCCAACCATTGGGCCCATAAGTCTCATCTTTTCTTCTTGCCTAGCTACAACTTCGGTTGCAGTCATTTGTCCTGCTTTTTGATCTGGCATCTTAAGCCAATCAACGTGGAAGGCACTTAATATATGTTGTCTTCTATTTTCTAATAAGTCAAATCCTATATCAGGTCTACCTCTTGTTTCTAGTGGCTCTATTTTTTCTTGTGTGCCTGCTCGATAAAAGTTTAATCCACCTGGCACAGTACGTACTGGTAATATAAAACCGTCATCAGGTACTAGTAAAGGTGGGTCAACCATTTTTTGTGCTGACTTAATAATTGTTTTCATCATTGTGTTTACCATTTTAATATCAGGTAATGATGTCATTGCCGGAGATCTTCCGTATATTTCGCCTGCTACTTTTTGCCATCTAGGTACCATATATGGGAATTCATCGAATCCACTTTCTTCTAGTAAGGCTTTTTCTTCAAGTAATACGTAACAGGACTTAAACTCTTTATCAGTTGCTTTCTTATTTGGAATACCATAGCTTTCAGAAGGCTCAACAGCGTGTATAACTTCAAATTCTTTATATGGATCTTTGTAAGTCATTT